CGGGTCACCGCGTTGAAGAAGGACATCGATGAAGTTGCCGAGAACAAGAAGGATATTGATGGTGTCAGTTTCCTTGGCAATAAAAACGTAGAATCGGTGTAATCCGGTGCTCACTAAGATTAAGCTGGAAACCCCTTCACAGGAGACTCTGGCTAATAACGATGAGGGGTACCCCTATGGCACGTCTCTGTCATTTTCAGATGAGCTATTGAACGCGTTGAACACCGATGGGATGCAAGTGGGTAGCGTGGTTGAGGTCCGCGCGGTAGCGTTTGTCGAGAATGTCCGGCAATCTAAGGACGCTAAAATGGGGGAGAACGCTTCCATGACTATTCAGCTGACCGAGATAGATGTTGAGCTGATGGAGAAATCTGACGCAGCTACCGTGCTCTACGGTGGGGGTGAGTCATAGCTTCCGTAGTGGAGATATGCAACCTGGCGCTGGGCAACATCAGGGCTGGGAGCATAAACTCGCTGGATGAATCGAGCGTGCAGGCACAGACGTGCAAGCTGAGATACCCGTTGATGCGGGACATGCTGCTGCAAACGGGCACATGGCAGTTCGCTCGCTCGATCAAGCCGTTAGCACTACTAACCGATGAGATATTCAATTGGGGATACGCGTATCAGTACCCATCGGACTGCATGAAGATTCATCGGTTGGTGGGGGAACAGGAAGAAATAACCCTGATTGATACGTCATTTACGCGTAGCTACCGCGAGGATCTGTACGTTACCCCGGGGGAGCTTCGTGTGCAGATCCCCTATGAGATCCTCAACATCGACGGCAATAAGGTTATCGGTAGTAACGACACAGATCTACGTATCGATTACGCGGTGGAGGCTACCGATACCAATCTGTTCTCTCCCACATTTATTATCGCGCTATCACACCTGTTGGCGGCTGAGATAGCGATACCCATTGTGGGGTCAGAAGCAGGCAGATCCCTGCGAAACGATTCATATACACTGTACCAGCAGTACCTCGCTAGCGCGGAGGCGCAAGACGCCAATGAACAATATGCGACGCAAGAGAACAGCGAGTACGTAAACGCAAGGAGATAAGTAATGCCCCAGACCATTCAACGCAGTTTCACATCAGGAGAGATTGCGCCAGCATTACGGTCGCGGGCGGATCTCACCAAGTACGCGACTGGACTCGCGCTGTGTGAGAACTTCTTCATCAGGGCACAAGGGGGTGTTTACTCACGGCCAGGGTTCCGGTTCGTTGCAGAGCTGGACGACTCCACCAAAGAGGCCCGGTTAATCCCGTTCAGTTTCAACACTGAACAGACTTACATGCTGGTTTTTGAGCACCTGAAAATGCGTGTCGTGAAGGACGGCGGGTTAGTGCTCGCAGGTGGGGGACCTACGATATTCTCACTGGTCACACCGTACACTGAAGCACAACTGCGTGACCTGAACTTTACCCAGTCAGCGGATGTGATGACCATCGTACATCCAGAACATGATCCAACTAATCTGAGTAGATCAGCGGATGACGCGTGGACGCTCACCACAATCAACTATGCATCGACGGTGGCAGCGCCATCGATCTCATCGATAATTAGCGTGGGAGCTGGTGGTGGCACCTACAATAAAACCTATTATTACGTGGTGACCGCGGTCGACGCGGATGGGGTAGAGTCGTTACCGTCACTTGTCGCCACGATCGCACCCACATCATTGACGACTACATGGGGCGCTCAGCTAACATGGACATCAGTCGCGGCAGCGGACCATTATCGTGTTTACAAGGAACCGTCGCTAACCAGTAACGTTTATGGGTGGATAGGGGACTCTAAGACACTGACGTTCACTGATTTCAACATCGCACCCGTGATGACTGACTCTCCACCAGAGAACCGTCAGCCGTTCAGTGGTGTCGGTAATAAACCCTCGACGGTGAACTACTACCAGCAGCGGCAGGTGTTCGCGAACACAACCAATGAACCGCAGGCCACGTTCACCTCTCAGACGGATAACTACAATTCTATGAGGGGATCAGTCCCTGCCAGAGACGATGATGCGGTGACCTTCACCATCGTTGGCCAGCAAGTGAACGAGATCCGACACCTCTTATCGCTGGACTCATTGATACTGCTGACATCAGGTGGAGAGTGGTTGGTGACCGAGGGTCAGGACAATGTACTCACACCCTCCACAATCGGTGTGAGGATCCAGTCGTACAACGGGTCATCGAAGGTGCCTCCTGTGGTGATCAACAGTACCGCTTTGTATTTACAGGAGAAGGGTGCGCGTATCCGTGACCTGGGGTACGAATTCAGCTCAGATAAGTACACCGGTAATGACCTGTCGTTAATGTCAGAGCACATGTTCGAGGGTCACGAGATTATTTCAATGGCCTATGCAGCAGAGCCGTATAGCATTTTGTGGTGCGTGCGCGATGATGGCCGGTTGTTAGGACTGACGTACAAGCGCGAACACCAGGTCTGGGGATGGCATCAGCACACAACCGATGGTGAGTTTGAAGATGTCTCGGTGATCACTGAGGGGTCCCGTGACGCGGTGTATGTGATCATCAAGCGGACGATCGGTGGCACCACTGTGAGGTACATCGAGCGACTGGATCCGCGTGAGTCTACCAACGCATGGGACGCCTTCTTCGTTGACTCAGGGTTGACGCTGGATTCGCCGAACATGATCAGCAATGCGACTCAGACCTCTCCTGTGGTGATCACTGACACCGGGCACCCTTACTCTGAAGGTGACTTGGTTGATATCAGTGATGTTGTTGGGATGACTGAGCTGAACATGTCTCAATATAAATTAGTGAACGTGAGCGCTAACGCTTATGAGCTGACTGACCAATTCACCGACGCCAATATCGATGGTACGGGGTTTACCGCGTACGTCTCTGGCGGCAAGTCAAGACAGGCGGTTACTTCCGTGTCAGGGCTGGGCCACTTGGAGGGGGAGAACGTGGGTGTCCTGGCTAACGGCAACGTGGTGACAGGGCTGACGGTAACGGCGGGCGCCATTACTCTACCGCGCGCAGCGTCAAGGGTTCATGTCGGTCTTGAATACACTCCCGCGATGGAACTGCTTGATCTGGATGTGGGGTCGGTCACTGACACCCTGAAGGCTCAGTCACTCTCAGTATCGAAGGTGACCATCGAAACGGAGCAGTCGCGTGGAGGGTTTGTGGGCCCCACTCAAGATGACGGATCCGCCGCTCCCATGAGGGAGATTAAGCCCCGATACGACTCTGATGACTATGCTCCTGTGATGTTGCGAACAGCGAAGGATGAAGTTTTCATTGACCCTCAGTGGGCGAAAGGGGGAGGAGTCCGGGTCGAGCAGAGATCTCCACTGCCGTTGGCGGTGCTGTCGGTGATTCCAGTGATATCGGTAGGCGGATGATCACTTTCAGTCAACCCACACAAGCGGACGCGGATTACATAGCAGCGAATATGCGTGCTGCAGATGCCGCCGAGGTGATGGCGTCTCACAACCACACACCCTCTCAGGCGATGAATATCGGGATGGTTTCGTCGGACTACCTCACGGTGGTGCGTGGCGATGGGGTCCCCCTGGGAATATACGGGTTAGGTATACGTGATATTCTAATAGGGGAAGGAACGCTGTGGATGCTGACTACCAATGGCATGTTCAAAGCAAGGCGGGAGCTGATGACTGTGACACCGAAAGTGATCGAAGCGATGTTAGATATTTGCCCACGGATCAGTAATCACGTTCACGCAGACAACGCATCGAGCGTCCGGTGGTTGCGCCGGTTGGGGTTCACCTTTAGCGAGGCCATGCCCATCGGTGTCAACGGCGAGATGTTTTATGAGTTTCACATGAACAGGAGTAATTGATATGTGTGGGTACGCAGCACTAGCAGCCGGGGCGGGGTATGTAGGTAGCGCCATATCGACCGCATCACCTTACATTGCAGCAGCGGCTGCAGTAGGCACAGCATACCAGCAAGTACAGGAAGGAAAATATCAGGAAGGCGTAGCGAAATATAACGCTCGACTGGCTGAGGACGAAGCTCAGCGGACCCGTAACGCGGCAACCGAGGAAGAAGGTAAGCGGCGACGGATCACAGCAGAGCTACTGGCTAAACAGACAGCACAGCTGGGAGCGTCGGGAGTCTCTCTAAACTCTGGGTCAGCGTTACAGTTGCAGACCGATACCATCGAGCTGGGCGAAGTGGATGCGTTGCGTATCCGTGATACCGGTGATCAGCAGTTCAATGCTTCACAGAGTGAGGCGCGTTTGACCCGTAGTCAGGGGGACAACGCACGAAGTGATAGCACCCTCAGAGCGACCAATACCCTTTTCGGTGGTGCGGCGGATCTCGCGAACACCGGAGTGGCAGATAAATGGTTTACCCCGGAGAGTGCAGCGGTCACAACCGGGGGGCTGGGAAGCTCTGTTCCGAAAGAACAACAACGCGGATTTTAATATGCCAAAAATTGCTCAATACGGTCAGTCACAGGTCGGGTCACAGGTTGTTCGGCAACCCCGCGCCACGGCCGGGCCCGCGTCCCCCTCAATAGGTGTGGGGGTTACTCGGTTGGCGGGGGCGCTCAATGCGATGGGACAGCGGGTCGATACCACTGTCGCCGAGGATACACTGGTACAGTTCGAGCGCGAGAAGAACGATTTGTTCTTTAACGCCGATAACGGGTACTTCAACACTCAAGGTCAGAACGCCTTTGAAGGGGGCGAGGCTGCGGGTAAGGCGCTGCAGGACCTGCAGAAAAAGTATGAAGGGTCGATCGAGTCCGACCGCGCGCGCCAGATGTTCAGCAAGATAGCGGACAATCATGTTACCCGTGGCACCTCAGACATCGCGCGTCACGCGAGTAAGGGCGCTCAAGTGTGGGAGCTGTCCACCCTGGGAGCGCAGGTAGAGAACGCGGTCGAGACTTCATCACTGTACTGGAACCAACCAAAGGCGTTGACCGAACAGCGTGAGATCGGTCGGCTTGCTATAGCGGACGCAGCGAAGTTATCGGGGATCAGCGCTGAAGCACTCGCAGAGAAGCTGCAGACGTTCGATGCGTCGGTAGCGGATGCAGCCATCACCGCTGCCACGGCGAACAGTGCTGCTGATGGGCGAAAGTCGATGGACACCCTCGGTAAGTATCTGGAGGGTCCTGATAAGATCAACCTCACCAAGCGGATCGAGACCAAGACCCGCACCGAGAAGACTCAGCGCGATGCCATGTACGCGGTCACAGAAGGCCAACGGTTGGTGCGTAACTTTGACAGTCGTGAGGACATCATAGCTGAGGTCGAGAAGATTAAGGATGTCGATGTTCAGAAAAAAGTTATGGGAGAAGCGATGTCGAGGTTCAGCCTGGCAAGGCGGGCTGAGAGCGAGGCGCAGGTGGACGCGTACCACGAGGCTCAGGACCATGTACTATTACCCGGCAATACCGCAACAACGTTCCAGGCTCAAGACCCTGAAGGGTGGGAGCGGCTATCGGCAGTTCAAAAGGCATCGCTGATCAAAGGTAAGCCGGTAGTCACGGATAAGGTGTTATTCGGCGAACTGATGATGGCACCTGATGACAGTAATCTTTTGAAAGATATGGACCCGGCACAGTACGCTGATCAGCTGGCTAAGCCTGACTACGACAAACTCGTTAAGAAGATAATGGTAGCTCGCGAAGGCGGGTCCGATGTTGACAGGCTTGAAAGTGCTACCGGTAGAACCCGCGCCAGTGAGACCAACCTCGCAGCGCAACAGTTGTTCGGTAAGAAGTCTAAATGGGACACGAACACCCAGAAGAGGGTCAGTCAGTTTTATTCGTTGATCGATACCGAGGTGGCTGCCCAATCGGAAGCGAAAGGCGGCGTTAACCTCACAACCGCTGAGTACACTGCGGTGGTTCAGGGTATAGCAGGTGAATGGGTTAAAAGCGGGTTCATATTTGACAGCACCCGCGATCTCACCGACTTGGACATAGTAGATATCGACATGACGGCACAGGTGTTATCGTCGGCAGGGGTGCCCATTACCGGCGCAAATCTCTCAGTGCTTGAAGGTATTCCGCTAGATGCAATGGAGCAAGTTATCGGTGCGTTAGAGGCCAATAACCGAGAAGTGTCAGCGGAAAATATTCTTAGCGTTTACAACCAGGCGAGATAATGGAATTAAATTTAGAGAACGTTGATTTCGGCGCTTTCGGTATCGCCAAAGAAAAACCACTCGATGAAGGGGTGGCACCACCCGTTCCGCTGGATCTGGCACCACTGGACATAGGAACAACAACCGCGCCGGGGGTTGACCCGGTCCGTCAGATTGCGAACTTCAGTGAAGCAGTCAAAGTTGATCCCGACGCGCACGCCAAGAAGATGAACCTCAGTGCGGCGACCGGCGCTCCGATGATCGCGGTGGAAGCTGACTCAGAAGCGATGGAGCAAAAGCTGAAGCTGGACCAGGTTGACTTTGACTCCATGACTGAGAAGAGTCCTGGCACTGCTAAGTTTGTCAGCAACTTCGACAATGCGATCATTGCTCAAGATGATATAGATGTCATGCAGATCATTGAGGACACCTTGAAAACGGCAGGTGAGGTGGTCGATGATGTCAAAGATTACGGACAGGCCGTCAAGGATTCGTTCGGTCATGGCCAGTTAGCGGTAGAGTCGTCACGTTTGGGTCAGGTGGGGATGTGGAACTCCATCAGCATGGGGGATCCGTTAACCGAGGACCAGGTTGCACGCCTGCGCGAGATCGAGGAGGAGATGGCGTCCCCCATTGAAGACTTCGGTCCGATACTGAACACGCCTCTGGCAACTACCGAGATGCTACCCATCATGGGAGACATCTTCACCGAGTCGATTAAGTTCGGTGCAGGTGGTGGTGTCACCGGCGGGGCGATCGGTGCCGCAGTTGGCGCGACCGCTGCAGGGGCAGGGGCGCTTCCTGGCGCGATAGCAGGGGCAGCGGTAGGGGTTCGTGTCGGCGCTCGCGTGGGAACGGCTAAGGGCGCGTTCGATCTTGAGTCAGGCATCGCCTTTAACGAGTTGGCAGCGCTGACCGATGACGATGGTAATGTCATAGACCCTGAGCTTGCCGGGTACGGTGCGCTAGTGGTGGGCGTTATTAACGCTGCAGCGGAGTCACTCGGTATCGCAGCGATCGGCGGGACGATGGGTGCGGTCGGTGGCAAGTTCAACCCGATGATGAAGTCGAAGATCCGCAAGAAAGTCATGGAAGCGCTTGGAACCGAGACAGGCCGACAGGCGATGAAGCGGTTAGGTCGGCGGTATGCCGGCGCGCTATTCGTTGAAGGTGCGACCGAGGGGTTCCAGGAGTTCACCAACGTGAGCATGGGGGAAGTGGTCAAGCTCATGGACGATGGTGCGTTCACCGATCACGACTTCGAGCAGGTATTCGACAACATGGCCGAGGCAGTGCCCAGGGTTGCCGAGGCAGCGGTCACAGGATTCCAGGCGTCTATCATCCCTGGTGGCATTGGTACAGCGATTCACGCTCGGTCGGATGCTAATCGCAGAAAAGAACTGAACGAGATCGACCAGAAGAAAATCGATTCACTGAACGCAGCCGTTGCCAACGACAAGTTGAAAGCACGGAACAAGGGTAAGTTCGAGGAGTTCGTCTCCGGGGTGACCGGTGAAGGTAACGAGAACGTTTACATCGACGGTGAACAGGTAGCTACTTATCTGCAAGGCAAGACGGCGGATGAAATAGCATCGGATGCCGCGTTACAGTTATTGCAGAAACAGGCGCGGGAAGCGGCGGTACTGGATATCGATGTCGTGGTTCCGACTGAGAAATTTGCATCAGAGATCAGCGGCACGGAGCACTTCGATGCGCTGCGCCCGGGTATGACCATGGACCCTGACGCCATCTCACCGCTTCGTCAGGAGCAGGCAACAAAAGAGCACGAGAAGTTTGTTGATGCGCTGATCGAAGATGCCAGCAAAGATGCCAGCGCGTACGTTGAAGCGCAGGAGATGTACGAGTCGCTCAAGGGTCAACTGGTCGACACCGGTATGGTCACCCCTAAAAACGCGGGGGTGATGGCGCAGCTCTTACCTGCGTGGGCGACTGTTCATGCTAAGAAGAACGGGATCTCGATCACAGAGGCTTACACTCAATCAGGGCTTACCGTTGAAGGGCCACAGACCGGTAGGGCTGACGCCATCGCAGAGGGGGAGGTACTCGAACAGGCCGCCGCTGAAGGGTACGAAGGCGTTGACATCGGTGAAGGCCGTGAGTGGATAAACGCTGCGGATAAAGGTCTGGACATGTCTCAAGAGGGCCGCATGACGCGGGCCGCTGAGATGGGGTTTGACACCAACACGATCATGTATCACGGTGCCACTACCGGGGACATTAACGAGTTCAAACCGAGTAAAGCGGGGCATGGGCGCGGGTATACGTTTTTCACGCCGGAGAGCGCGTTCGCCACCATCTTCTCTCAACAGCGAGGGGAGGCAAGCGATGAGGTGTCACCGACCGTCTACCCGGTGATACTGAGGAACGAGAAGCGGTTCAATCCGTTGGACTGGAGTGAGTCGGAGAGCACCGCGTTTGAGCAGGCGTTGACCGATGAGCTGGTGAAAACAGGCGTTGACCAGGGCGATGCTGCTACTCAAGCCAAGGACACGATCGTTGAAATGTCGGACAACGAAGCGATGGAAAACTGGGAGACCGTGGAGAGCTTGCCTGTGCAGGCAGCGATCCGCAGCCTCGGGTATGACTCATTCGTGGTTAAAGAGGCAGATGTTCTTAACACTGCTATATATGACGCGTCGAATGCCCGATCAGTCAATGCAGCGTTTGACCCTGATGAGAGCGGGTCCGCTAATCTACTGGCTCAGTCTGTAGATGAAAACCTTATCGTCACACATAACCTGTCCGCAGAGAACATACTGGCTGCAGCGGATTTGGGTGGGTTAGCGGCACCATCCCTTGCTACTCTTCGCACTGATAAAGGAGAGTTCACGTCGTTCGGTGAGGTGTCATTACTAGCCGATCCGTCGATTCTCAACTCTGAACGTGCGCGCACTTTTGATAGTGACATTTACAGTCCTCGTCAACCTCGGGCGACCTATGATATCGATCTCGACAAGTTCAATGAAATCAACCTTCAGTTAAGAGAGCTTCGACACCTGGACCTGGATGATCTTGATATCGACTCGATGGAGGGCCAAGGGGGAGCGGAGAGCTTTCAGCGATCTACGGCAGCACAGTATTTATGGCTTCAACAACAAAACAAAGCACCCAAACCGAAGAACAAGAAGATCAGTTCGACAGTTCGGAAAGCAGCAAAGCTAGATGTCGCGGATTCTCGTAGTGATAAGTTTCGGAAAATAGCGAAACAACATTACACCGCTATATTGAAAAATGCTGAAGAGGCGAGTCCAGATCGAGCTGAGCGATACGCTGACCTCTGGTTCACGGAGGAAGGGGAAGTCCAGGACAGTAATTTGCGTGGTTTCGAGGCAGAGGTTCGCCGGTTCAAGCAGCACGGCGCGGTCGATACCCATCAGCTGCGAGCAGACATCGATAAGAAGATGCGGGTTAAAAAGACACGCGATGCGTACGACCAATGGGCGACTGATCAGTTTAACAGCATGGTCAAGAGTAAAAAGCTGTTCAAAGGGTTTACCCCCAGCGGCAACAGAAAGTACGTGGATTACAACCTCACCAACGTGGTGAAAGCGATGACGCAGAAGTTGCAAGGCGGCGAGGCATCGTTTTACGGTGCGGGATCCGTCAGGTCGGCATACGCTAACGAGATGAAAACGATCAAGCAAGTGCAGGCTCGCCGCGACCAAATCATCACTGAAGAGGAACTGACCAAGGTTAAGGATGAATCCCAAACGGTGTTCATGGATGCTCTCGACAAACTAAAACCGTTTTATAAATTCGACGCGTCGTCGTGGGGGTACGCCGACGACGCCGGCACCGCGATAATGGGTGGACGTAGAGAAGTGCTTGAAACGTTCGACATGACCCCCGAAACATGGCAAGTGATCAACGATTTAACGGAGTACCTTGTAGCACTGCCAACCAGTTATTTTGAAACTAAAATACAACGACCAGTGAGTTTCAGTGAGTTTCACACGGCAGTAGTACCTCGCGGTCTATCCAGTGAAGCAAAGCAAGTTCTGAAGGATGCTGGACTGAAAATCAGAGTGTACGATCCCAGCGGTAAAGGTAAAACTCGCCAACAAGTTACAGCAGAGCAGACGCAACTGTTGTTTCAGAACACACGAGGCACCTTCGACCCTGCTACCTCGGTGATCCGGTTGACCGAGGCTGCGGATCTGTCCACGTTTGTTCACGAGTTCGCTCACTTCATGTATGAGATGGAGCTGAAGACTGGTAGCGATACCGTACAAACCATCAACGAGTGGTTCAAGCGTAACGCTGCCGATGTTGCGAAAGAAGCTAACACACACCTGGGTGATACGACTGAGGTGCTGGGGCAAGAAGCAGGCTCCACTCGTAAAGATGGCCCCATCACTGAAGACGATGTGGTCGCGTTCCTGGATCAGACTACCACTGGCAACCCGGCAAAGGATACAGCGATTCGCCGGGCAGCGCATGAGCAGTTCGCACGGGGATTCGAGACCTATCTGATGGAAGGCAAGGCCCCATCGGTAGAGCTGCGTAACGTGTTCCGCACGTTCGCTCGATGGCTGACCCAGCTCTACCGGTCGCTCCGGGGCAAGCTGAACGTCAATCTCGACGCCGAGATGCGTGAGGTGTTCGACCGGTTGCTGGCAACAGAGGAGCAGATCGCAGCAGCAGAGACACGGGCACAGCACGAGCCAATGTTCACCGATGCGACGATGGCGGGTATGACCGAGGAGGAGTTCCACGCGTACCAGCAGCAGGTCGAACAGACCAAGGACAAGCAGACCGAGACGCTGCGTGATGAGATGCTCCGACACTTGACCAATCAAACTAAAGAATGGTGGAAAGAGGAAAAGCAGGACATCATTGATGAGCAGATGGTCGCACTTGGCGATGAGCCGGTATACCGCGCACGGACAACCCTGCGCGACGGTGACATCAAGTTGGATCACGCTACGGTGAAGGACCAGGTTAGCGAGGAGAAGGTCGACAAGCTCGGTCGTAAATCAGTGTCGATCCCGCCGCCGCTGCGAGGCATGACTGCCAAGGGTGGTATAGGGTTGCACCCTGATGAAGCTGCAGGGCTGCTCGGGTTCACTTCCGGGTCAGAGATGTTGGGCGAACTCATCAACGCACCGAAGATAGAACACGCAGCCGACGCACGGGCGCAGCAGATCATGCTGGAACGTCACGGTGATGTGATGACCGATGGCACCCTCGAAGCGCGTGCAGACGCTGCAGTGATGAACGAGGAACGCGGTAAGCTGCTACTCAAAGAGCTGAAAGCACTTGCTAGGCAGTCACGCACCCCCACGGTTGATCGGGCTACCATCAAGGCGGTGGCAGAGGAGCGCATAGGCAAGCTGTCGTACCGTGAGACTCACCCCGGTAAGTATCGCAAGGCGGAGATCCGCGCAGCTCAAGAGTCTGCACGTATGCTCGCTGAGGGGAATAAGGAAGGGGCGATGGAAGCTAAACGCCGCCAGGTGGTGAATTACTACCTGGGGATGGAAGCGACCAAAGCTCGTGAAACCACCGAGGGTATTGTGGATCGTGTCGCTCGGTACTCTAAAAAATCTGTTCGCGAAGAGATCATGAAAGCAGACGGCGGTCATTGGGGGCAGATCGTCAAGATCCTGAACCGCTTTGAATTCCGCAAATCCGCCACCCTGAAGGCGGTGGATAAGGAAAACGAAAACATCGCAATGTGGGCCAAGGACCGAATGGAGGTTCACGGTGAAGGGTTGGTGCTCACGCCCGAGGTACTCGATGAGCTTTACGTGACCCACTGGAAGGAGGTGCCGTCGGCAGCGCTGAAAGGTGTCGACGAATCATTGAAGAACATCGAACACGTTGCACGGTATTCAAACAAGATCACCCGGTTAGAGGATCAGATCACATTCGACAAACTGGTCACTAATTGGGTGGACAGCATGGATGAGGCGTCTGACGATAAGTTCAGCACCAGTCGTACCACTGTTGTTGAGGGTGCCCACTGGGGTCGTTGGATGATGGCTCAGATGACCAAGATCCCCTTCATGGCCAGCTGGTTAGATGGTGGAGAGCGCACAGGTATTAGCCATCAGATATTGGTTCAGGGGTTCGTTGACGCCTATGACAGTGAACAGGCGTTGTGGGACCAGACCGGCGTAGACGTTATGAACGCCATTCAGAACCGCAGTAAAGCAGATATCAAACGGCACAACCAGAAACTGTATATCCCTGAGATCGAGGATAACCTCTTCGGTCATCAGGTGCTCGCAGTGGCACTGAACACTGGTAACACGGGGAACCTGCGTAAGATGTTACTTGGTGAACAGTGGGCTGACCCCGATGTGGACGCGTCGATTACCCTCGATAATCCCCAGTTACAAGCGATCCTGGCGCACATGACCAAAAGCGATTGGGATATGGTGCAGCTAATTTGGGACAAGATGGACGAACTGTACCCGCAACTGGCAGAGGTGCATCGTCGTACCACTGGACTGGCTCCACCGAAAGTGGAAGCAGTACCGGTGGTCACTCCTTTCGGTGAGTATCGCGGCGGGTACTACCCGGTCAAATATGACCCCAAACAATCACAGAAAGCTAAGCTCAATGAAGATCGGCGGGATGCCCAAACTGAATCAATGTTCAGTTCTACCAGTAGCATTCAGGCGTCGGTCACTGCTAGTGCTACCAGTGAGCGGACAGGGGCTTATGATGCTATCCGGTTGAGCCTGGATGTGGTGCCGTCGCACTTCCAGGAGACCATTCACTACATCACGCATCACGACACCGTTCGTGAAGTTAATAAGCTGATCAATGACTCCAGGGTTGCTAAAGCCATCAGTGCGAAGCTCGGTCCAGAAGAGTATGCACAGCTGTCGCCGTGGCTCAATGACATCGCCAAGGATGGCCGTGAGGCGCCTGTGAAAATGTTCTGGGACGATATACTAGGTCGACTGCGTTTCGGCACCACCCTTGGTGTGATGGGGTTCAAGGCGTCTACGGGGATCATCCAGATATCAGGGTTGTCCAACTCCATCGCTGAGCTGGGGATAGGGCCCGTCTACCAGGCATTGCGTAGTATCTTGAAGAGTCCCGCCAGTATGAAAGACTCGCTGGATTTCGCGATGGAAAACTCCAAAGTGATGAAGCACCGCACGACCACGATGGACCGTGAGATAAAGAACGCGATGGCGAATATCACCAGCTCGGCGGACATTAAGACCGGTCGGAAAGTTAAGGATGCGTTCAATACGGTAGGCAATCTACCGTTTCTGAAGGCAGCACAAGAAACATCGATGAAGCACATCATGTTGATCCAGACTTACATGGTGGATGTACCCACATGGCACGCGGCGTATATCAAGTCGATGAGCGAGCACGGAGATCAGAAGCGCGCATATCAACACGCGGACTGGGTTATCGAGAATGTTCAGGGGTCCGGCTCGACCATGAATATGGCGAGGATCATGCGCGGTCAAGCAGAGACTGGCCGGATGCTCACGATGTTTATGACCTTTTTCAGTTCGTTATGGAACATGGAGAGGGACCTTGTGAAAGGGGCTAAATCGGGGAGATACTCAACCACCAACGTGGCATCTAAAGCGATGTTTCTATTCACCATACCGGTGTTATTCGAGATGATGATGCGTGGTGAACTCGGAGAACCTGAAGATGATGATGATCGATTACAACGGATGTTGACCAACACGGCGTTATTCCCTGCACAGTCGATCCCCTTCATCCGTGATGTGGCGTCAGCATCGGTAGGGGAATTCGGTTACAATATGACACCATTGGCTGCTGTTCTTGAGCAAGGCACCATGTCAATACCTGAACTGGTTAAACGAGGGTTCACCGATGAAGATATCACGAAGGGGCAGGTGAAGGGTTCCAGTAAATTTGTCGGGGCTGCTGTAGGCGTCCCCGGTGTTAATCAGGCATGGGCCACGGGGGAGCACTTGTACGACGTTCTCGTGGAAGGTGAAGACGCCAGCATGCACTCATTCCTATTCGGACCAGAGCGTAAATAACCATGACTGTAAACACGACTAACATCACATCAGGACCGTACATCGGTAACAACGTTACGGACACTTTCTCGTACACTTTCAGGATTAAAGATAAAAGTCAGGTTAAGGTCTACGAGACCGATGTCGCCGGGGGTGAGACGCTGCTCGCGGTGGACACCGATTACACCGTTTCGGGTATTGGGGTTGACGGGGGAGGCAGCATACTGAGGATCGCCGGTCCGCTCCCTACAGGCGCTGAGTGGTATATTCGGTCGAACTATATCGAGAACCAGCTGACCGCGTTCAGCTCACAGGGCGGATTCTTTCCTGATGTGCATGAAGATCAGATGGATCACCTCACATTCTTGATACAGCAATTAAGAGATTCACTTTCACGATCGGCAGCGGTAGGCGACTCCTATTCGGGAGCATTACCACTGACACTGCCTGACCCTGAGTCTCTGCAGATACTACGGTGGAGGGGGGATCTCACGGGGCTGGAAAACATTGACCCTTCCTCGATCTTACCCGGTAGTTTCGTGGAGTCCGACTTCATTAGAAAAGTTGTGACGGTGGCCGCGATGAAAGCGGATGCTAGTATCGGGGTGGATCAGCTGGTGTTCTGCATTGAACACACCGCAGGCAAAGGTACCGATGGGGGTAATGTGTACTTCTCGCGTGCAGTGACCGCTGCTACTGATGATAACGGTAGTGTGATCAAATCCACTGCGGTACCTTCGATAGAGTTTGTCGGGCTGTTTGTAACGGGTCAGGCTAACGTCAAGCAGTTTGGGGCGTTGGCAGACGGTACCGACGACTCTACCGCCTTCCTCGCTGCATCAGCTTTTTATGAGAGTCCTCTCATTACCCCAGGCAGTTACCTGGTCGATTCGCCGGTGCCCGGTACGTTCCAGACGATGGGCACGGTAGTCATAACCGGAGATGGTGGGGTAAGGGTTCGCAGTTTATCTGAGATCGCTGTTACCCCTATAGAGGGTAACGACAAGCAGACCCTGAAAAGGAAGATGGCGGAAAACGATAACACCATATTCCCTTATAAAAATTATGCGACGGCTGCGTGGTTAGAGCTGTTACGGTTATCACCAAATGTCACTGTTTTCGAGCGGTCGTCGGATGGCGCTGCTAACTACATGACCGAACTATACATAAGAGAGGTGATCCGAGAGATGGCGAGCGCGGGGATCCGCTCAGCAATCGTACCGTACGTAGAGTATCTATCATTCTGGTTCTATCAACCGGGGTTCAGTTTTCCTACAGACCACGACACCAGCCAAACGGGTGCGTTCTGGAAGACACTGCTACCCGGCTACCCGAACGTAGATAATTTCAACCCGGTCGAAGTGATCTTGAGCGAGTGTGAAAAGCAAGACATGCACGTATACCTCGGCCTCGGTAGGAATGGCGACACAGCTCTCACGGGCGATTTGCTTTCATACTGGGATGGAGTCACAGGTAACCCGGCAGGCGGGGCTGATCCAGTGAGATATGGTCTGACTCTCACGACTCGATTGACGAACGCTCAAGATCGTACTCGCGAAGTTGCGGCAGACCTGATAGCTCAGTTCAACAACTACGACTCATTTCACGGGTTTTACATTTCACACGAACCGGGTGAGTTTGAGTTCAGTAATCAATACACAGGGAACGTCACTCTCGTGAGTGGCACGGATCTTTCGCTCCGGTCCTATGGAAAGCCAATAATGATAGGACCTCCCAGTCCGGCTGATCTGGCGGCCACGAGCACATTCGCACAACGTCTGATCGACTCCGGGTGCGATATATTCAGTGCTCAGGATAGTGTTGGCCCCGGAAACGACCTGATCAACGCACGATATACATGGGTGCCCGCGCTAACCCGGTCGCAACTCGATGCTCATTTCACAATCTGGCGAGGGGCTATCGATATCGCCAACGCTATATCAATCACATCCACCAGGCAGATCCGGCTATGGGCTAACGTCGAGTCATGGCAGATGGGGGAAACTCACGCGGTAACGCTGACTTTATCTGCAACCAGTGGCGCTGCAGTTACCGCTACTGCAGCGGGGGCAGCATTCGTCGCAGGCGATGTCGGTCGTTTCTTAACCGATTGGGATGGTGGACGGGCGAAGATAACAGGGTTCACGTCGACCACGGTGGTCACGATTGACACCACGTATACCGGCGAAATCTCGATTGCAGATGGTACCGCGTTCAGTGGGACAGCAATTCTTTCAGGGGCATGGGCTACTAGTGATGGGTACCAGAACGACTACCCTGCCCCCTGGTGGAGAGTATTGGACCAGATGCAAAAAGTTTTCCCATGGGTCGACGCAGTAGCGGACTACGCGTGGTTAGGCTTTCGTGATAGTGGTGTTGCGTCACTAAGGCCAGCACAGACTAACTCCTCCCAGACCGCTTTCAGGACAGCAGCGCTGGCGCTCTACGCGAGTCATGCTGGGTACGTCGCGGGTCAGCAGCTCAAGTATGAAAACGAGCAGGGGGAGTCAATAATACAACATCGCTTGTATCGACGAGGATCGGCGGCAGCAGCAACATCCTTAACCGATGACTTTGCTAATTTCTACCCGAAGAGTGATAGCTCGCGGTTGGTGGTTAAGTATTACATCAGGGGTACAGGAGCGTTCGGCACCACCACGGTCACGTTTAATGTGAGGATTAACTCAATAAATGTGGAGTCAACTCAGGTACTCACTACCGGGTATGCTCATGCTCCGCCGACAATGATCCGAGAAGTCAGGCCACAGGGGGTAGCTCAAATTTTTGGTATAAGTTTTTCCACCACATCTTCAATAGACTTCACGTTGGGTAGCGCTGACATTGAAGTATTAGAATTTTTATAATTAAAGAGGTGGACCCATTGCCAGAATTAGTGATTGATCATGAAGCAAGGATGCAAGCCCAACGAGGGGAGTCGATGGGCCAACAGGCCATTGACGCGTTAGCGGGACATGAGGAGCGATGTTTAGTTGCGACCAGGGAAACGAAAGAAGAGTTGACCCGGTTATGGGAACAAACAGAGAACAACCATCGTGATTTTATGGGGTCACTTAACACCTCAATATCAGGGGTCCATCGTAATGTCGATGCTAAATTCATGACACTTGGTGACGCGGTTGACGGTGTTAAGAATAAGGAAGTTAGATTGTACCGCTGGTTGATCCCCATCCTCGGGGCATCGCTGGTGGCACTTGTGCTTTATATCTGGTCTAATGGAATGTAGGTAGATGTTCACGACTCCGATTGAAGATTTCGACTATGCGCCCGTTGTGATTGATGGTGTTATTGTTCGAGGGAAGGTTAGGCTCACCGCGCCGCTGGTCTGGGAAACAGGCCCTATTAAGATAGTTGTACCCGCAGGGTTTATTTTCAACCTGGCTTCGATCCCGTGGATGTTTGGATGGTTCGCCGGGAAGCTAGGAAAGCATCAGCGGGCTGCTTGTTTGCATGATTACTTGTATTGTGAAAACATAGGTTCAAGACAATGGGCCGACAAGCAATTTGACCTTGCTATGAAGCAAGACGGCGTGGCGTCGTTCAGGCGTAGAGGAATGTGGGCAGCGGTTAGATTAGGAGGCTGGGGAGCATGGAAATAAAATATCTGGTAGCACATTGCAGCGATAGCCCGCAGGGGCGCGGCGACGATGCCTCAACCATTCACCGATGGCACGTTCAAAATGGATGGTCTGGCATTGGGTACAATTCCGTTATTCTCGAAGATGGTGAGGTTCAACAAGGCCGCCCGATATATTGGCAAGGCGCGCACGTTAGGGACTTCGACCGAGACGGGCAAGGCAATAACAGCGACTCGCTTGGCGTCTGTCTTATCGGTATGGGTGGCGATGCGACCATGAACCAGCTTGCCGCACTGCGTATACAGCTCAACGAATGGCTAAAAATATACCCAGAAGCAGAGGTCGTTGGTCATCGTGATCTGGACACGCGGAAAACATGCCCAGGCTTCGATGTTGGGAAGTGGTTCTACGGTAATTAGATATGTGGGTAATTATTAAACAGCTTCTATTTCGATGGGCGGCGCACCGATTGGAGCGGCGAATCTACAAATACGAAACCAAACTTAAGGAAATGAAAAAATGAAAAAATGGTTAATCACATTAATGCTACTGATACCGGTCGTGTCTTACGCAGAGATGAGATCGTTTACGCTGAAAGTCGACCCACCCGCGCTTGACACTAGGGGTAACCCGTTAGACCGGGGGACTATTATTGGGTACGACTATTACTTCACGCTGGATAAACCGGTCACCAAGTTCGAGGACTTCCCTAATCCGCCGGTCACCAAGATGGTCGTTTTTGAGCCGGATACTGGCGACGTGATCGATGATGCTACCGAGCTAGAGTTGGTGTTCGACCTGATGAACGAAGAAACCACGCACATCGTCTATGCGACGGTAGTGGTTAAAGGCGCAGGCGGTTTAGACAGTGTGCCTTACGAGCCGATACTGCCGATCGAGTGGAAGGTTACGTCCACTGGACCGGCTCGACCGGCGGCACCTCTGAACTTTCAAACCATTGACGACATTTGCCGGACTAATAGCTGGCGTTGGGTCTGTGAAATGGTAGGGCTGTGATTATGGTTTCCGTACTTCACCGCGAAGCGATCAACGACGCATGGAAGGACTCAGTGGTTACACAGATAGATGACCCGTGTGATTTACAAACGGCAGTTGCATGGGTTCTATTTGATGAAATCAACTCGCTGAGAATCGAGGCAGGGCTGCCGTTGCGATCGACAAAGCACTTCAAAGATGCAATAAAGGCGAAGCTCTGATGGCGTTCCCCGTTGGCTGGCGAAGCCATAAAATCACCATCCCTAGCAGCAAGATAAACGCTGCCTTGACAGGGTTTGTCGTGACAATAACGCTCGACAACCTTTTAAACGAGGTCGCTAACGGCAGTAGTCACTCGGCGTTAAATGGTGGCGGAGATATAAGATTTTCGTCTGATGATTTAGGGGCCACAAGACTTGCTTGCCATGTTAGACGGTTCGTAACTAATCCCATAGAAGCATTGCGGGATTGCGAGATAAAGGTATATCTGCCTACGCTAAGCGACGTTTCCGATAATGAGTTCTATATCTGGTACAACATGGCAGGGGAGACACAACCAGCGCCGGGGGCGGCCTTCGGTTATAACGAAGTCTACCAAGACTGGGAGTTCGTTCTCCCACTAACAGAGGCAAGCGGTAATGGTACTGCGGGCGAATTCGAGGACGTTACAGGGAACGGTTACAATGCCAGCCTTACCACAGGGACTTCAATCTCTGGAACAACTGCGGGGCACCCTTACGGGGCAAGCTGGCTTGAGTTCTCATCGTTGCTACATGCGTTGACAATCTCAGGGTCAATAAGCGCTTTGGATTTGGCCGACGTTACTATGTCGTGCCTGCAGAATGCCGATGTTGTTTCGTCAAACACCGCTCTGTTTGGGAATTGGGATAGTGGAACGTCTCAGAATTATGTTCAGTTTCAATCAAATGGCCGTTTTAAAGTCTTAGAAACAGTCACCGCCGATGAGCTGGCTGGGTCAGGCGTTACAGCTGGTGAGACGACGCTAATGCACGCAGTATGGGACAGGGCTGCTCCTTACGTGCGTAGTTATGTTCATGGCGTTGTAGAAGTATCAGACGTGACGCTCAACAACACGACCGGAATTGTAGGAGACGCTGCTTTTAGGATTGGTGCTTACTATAATAATGATTCGTATAGAAGATACGAAGGTCGAATGGGGGAAGTTAGGGGCGGAAAATTTGTCTTGCCCCAAGAATATATAGAAGCAGAGCAGGCTAATTTAGTTGATCCTGCTGCGTTTGCCATACCAATAACAGACACAAGTAGTATAATACCGGGCACTATTATGTCAGGATCACTAACGCCAAGGACTATACGATGAACTTAAACATGCAGCATAACGTGGCGATAACCCCTAAATCCGGTGAGTACCAATACCGCGCCAATGTCGGCACCGGCACCATTACCATGGAGATAGGCGACGGTGATGGCAACTTCCAGGACATGATTGAGGGCACTTTTTCTGCAGACAGTGACGGCACTATGGTTTTATCGATGATGCCCATCAGGGTGCAGCTAACCGGCACCGCCACAATGCGCCTGTCGCCGGTACGCAACTATTAATAAAAGTTGACCTCAAGGTCATTGGTGGTGATCCCTTTACGGTAGCGTTCTAGTGCGGACTTGAGTCCATCCTCATCATCTGCCTTGCGTTCCAGTGCATCCGCTACCGCCAGGTCGACTGTATTGTTACAGAGTATCCTGATGACTGATACCGGATGTTTCTGTCCGTTGCGGTCTAGTCGTTGGTTCATCTGCAGGTAATGCTCTAATGACCACGGTAGACCAAACCATGCAAGGATGCTCCCGCTATCCTGCAGACCATCGACACCGTGGCCGATAGAAGCAGGGTGGCCGATCAGGAGTTTAATCTCGCCCCGGTTCCACTTATCGATGATTCCTGGAGTCTTACTCGCTGGCATGGCGGTTAAGTTAACCGGGTGCATCCGCTTATATCTGGCCATGATCCTGGCAGCGTCTGATTTAAACGAGTAACCGCATAGCACCGGCTGACCGGCTGCCTCCTCGATCACTTCGTCCAGCGCTTCCAGCTTGGCGTCGTGAACTGCTTCCCACTCGGACTCTCCCGCGACAAGGTAAACACCGCCGTTGCAGAATTGCAGGCATTTATTCGAGATAGTGTTTTTAGTAAACAGCTCGATCGCGTTGCCTGAGTCCAGCTGGGTGAACATGTCCGCTTCAATCTGATCGTATGCCTTGCGTGCTTTCGGCGGCAGATCCACCATCATGTTGGTATAAGTAGTAGGCGGTAGCGTCAAATAGTCCTTGGTATCCATTTTAATTGTGATGTCATGGATACGCTGTTCGATCATCGCACGACCGGTTTCAGTGGGAGTATAAGTCCACCCGTTATAGTCAGACTCAAAATACAAATCTTTGAACCGAGTGATCCCGGTCCCTAAACGATCACCGTTATCCACCGCGAGGTATTGCCCGTGAAGATCCAGATAACCATTGCTTGCGGGGGTGCCAGTTAACCCCGTGCGGTATGGGATGTGAGGTATGATCTTTCTCCAACCGGTGTACTTCACCGGGGTGTATTCTCCGCGTTTGTTTTTACGGTCGCGGTTGCCCCCTTTCATTCTCAACGATGTGGCGTTCTTGAGTTTAGAGACTTCATCGTAGACAACCATTTGGAACGGTAACGGCTTGTTTTGCTGGGTGTAATAGTGGTCTAAATATTCTGCGATCCAATTCATGTTCTCATAGTTGGTCAGGTATACGTCTGCGTCCAGGAACAGCGCACGGTGTCGTTTAGCTTTATTGCCGTGGACCACACTGAATCGTAGGTGCCGGGTGTGATCCCACTTACGGGCTTCTCTCTCCCACACTGCGTGGATAACTCTCAATGGACCGAACACCAAGGTCTTTTGTACTTGACCGGCGCGCATACGGTCCACAATGGTTGTCAGGGTGATCGGGGTATTGTGAGTGACCACATGGTTACGGGTCAGGTATAAATTATCAGGAGCAGCAACACTGATGCAGGTGGACGCTTCGTGGCCGGTCACCTTGATAGACCGTATGCGGCGATGTGGTTGGTACTTCGTAGGGCGGACCCATCGTACCAATTTTCGAGCTAAGGTGAACGGGATGAAATCTAGCGGCAGTTTGACATTAACCCTGAACGACGGGTGCCCTAGCCCACCCTGATGACGGGTAACCCTGGGACCTGATTTGCGAGCGATCCCTCCGAGCGATTGGGTCAGGTCAACCACCGCGTCCGCAAGATCCTCACTGGTGGAACAGAACTCCACTCCTCCCGATTTCATGGGGGATCCGTCGGTGTCTAGTAACCCCTGTAACACCGACAACCGTTGGTTGATTGATGCTCGCAGGTATTCTCCCGGTAAATGCTTTTCCCAGCTACGCTTACCCATCAAATTAAGATCACGCATGTGCTGTTTGATTTGGGAGATGTACCCATAGCTGGTATATGCAGAGGTCTCATGCAGCTTGATAGATGACGCTCCACATTTAGTCACGATTTCGGTATCGGTGCAGATGACTATGCCGCTCGCCTCTGATACGGTGCCGTCGCCAAGGATGACCCCCAGTAAGTAAGGATCCACCGGTAGGTCGCGATGGGAGTAGGTCACCGGCTTACAGATTGGTATCAGGTATTTACTGTTACTACCTTGGTCCAACCCTGAATCAACGATTGCGCGTGTAGTCATCACCCTCCACGGTTTCCCTGACATCACATCGTGGTTCGTCTTAACGTTCCATAGATGGTCCCACCCGCACCGGGCGAACGTGCCGTCACCGAAGGTAATAGTGACCACTTCTTTATCCCCTTGCGGGTACACTCTCAGCACTTCGGTCGGCTCACCGTTAGCACCGATGACACTATCACCGGGTACGATGTCACCGAGGGGTCGCCACCCGTCGGGGGTCAGCAATGGTTCGGAGTTCGGTTGCTCTTTGCCCAGGCCCATTTGCAACCAGAGCATTGTCTCAGGGTTGTACAGCTGGTGGAGCACCGCCTCTTTTTGGTAGTCGTACAGGTCGCCAGGGTTAAGCATTATTTAATCGTTCCTTTAGTTCTATGATCAGGAGATCAACTTGATAGTGTCCGTATACCGTGACCACCTCAAGGCCCATACCATCTCTGAGTCGTGGGAGTTCTCGTATCTGGCTTGGTAGTAACTGGCCGTCCACGGTCTTCACTTCAACGAATACAGGGGAGATCCCCGGTACCCCCACAATTCTATCGGGCACACCGCTGTGGTCAGGGCACACCCACTTACGGGTATCGCCTCCCAGTTTCCTGACCTCATCGGTCAGGTACGTCTCCACTTTATTCTCTCGGACACCCATCAGTAAGTGCTCATATCACGTTACTCATAATAGGACTTGTCAGTTTCACAGTCTCAGCGATGTACCACTCGTAATCGATATCACCGAACGTCATCTCATTCATGTTATTCGCCATCTGAACAGTATTGACGGTGTGTAATCCGGTCACTCTGGTCTCATACACGCTTTTGTTTTTGGTGTGGATCCGTTCATCCCATACACCATTACCAATCTCAGCCATCACACTATTATAGTAATCATCGGTCAGGCTGTTGGCACGCTTGTACTCTCCAGGCGGGCCTTTAGGTGGCATGACTTTTTCGAGGTAATCACCATCGGTGCTGATGTAATACCGGCATAACTTCTGCTGTCGAATGGTTCCCCATCGTAGGTGTGACCCACCTGGTGCCTTGCCCCTGAGCATGAAGTCATAGGGGTCAGGGTGGCTGCAGATAACTTCTCTGACATCCTCGCCGTTGACAAGGACCTTCTCCGCTGCGATAGGTACGATTAGAGCACCAGGGTCCTGATGCCATTCCTTGTTGTGCTCGTACGCACCTTTGCGTTTAATCGAGCCATCGGTATAGACAGCGATGTAATTATTCACATCACGGATATACATCGATTTATATTCAGCAACTTCCAGTGTCAGCCGGGTGACACCTTCCCACCACTTGGTGACGAGATGCACCCATGGTTGTATCTCGCGCGGGTACTTGATGGTCAGTCCGTCGGTGTTCACTTGCACCATCTTCACCGATTGATCAACCATCAGCGCTTCGATCAACATGCACAATAACAGCTGCCCATTGATGGTGATTGCCATCGTGAACTGCGGATCGAACAGCGGACTATACTGGTTGTTGCTGTCACCATAACTACCGTTGAGACCGAGCTTCAACGCAGCATTCTGCGTGGACCCTTTGGCATGCTGTTTACGCTGCTCATACATGTCAGCGTAGATGTGACAGAACAGGTCGCCGAGGTGGTCAGGTCGCAAGTTATTCTGGATTGCGAGGTTCGGGTAGTAACTGGCAACATCCCAATCTTCTATGATCCACTCATCATCACTGGTGACCGTTGTGTTACTGATTGACCCGTGTAACCCTCCCGTACCGAAATCGAGTTGGAATCCGTTGATGGAGCAACTCACATTTTTAAACACACCTTTGGTTTCGGTGATCACCTGCTGCTGAAAATAGTCCAAGATCCGATTGGTTTCTGGATGCGTGAACTTAACCATAGGTAGTATCACATCATTGAGTTTAATGTTTTGCCTGATCGTCTGGACCGGCTCACGGCGACCATTGATGCGTTGATAGCATGACCCAGGGGTGTGACCTTCAAGGCGGCGGATGAAAATCTGTTTACCTATTTTGGTGTCGTTGTAGTTGATGAACGCGTCGTCGCCGTAGTCCTTAGCAAGCTCTTCCCTGAACGCCAGCATCTCTTTAGTCTCGGTCAGGAAGTCATCGGTAGCATCGACATCGTACTCGTTGTACTCGAGCAGCGGATCAATCTGGTCAGGGGTCAGTGGCTTACCGACTGGGAACGGTAGATCTTCTATGCGGGGCATCCGCATGGCGAACTCCAGAGCTTTCAGACTGGTTGACCTTGCCATGTTGTCAAAGTGATGGATCTTGAATAGATCTACCTGGGGGACAGCCCAGTCAGACTCCCACACCGCATGAACAACCCCGCCAGACTCCCACACCGTATGAACAGCCCGATTACCTTGGATGATCCCCATTGCTTTTTCGTAGATGTTCTCAACAGTGATCCACGCGCCACCAGTCTGGTGAATCATGTGGATGACCGGGTAATCGAAACCGATGTTATTGAAACCAACCATTCGGCATTGATTGGCTGCTAGCGTGTTCATGAACTGAACAATCAGATCCAGGTCGTTACGACGCTCACTGACCTCGAACGTCCAGCGTTTCCGGGTGGTGTGGTGTAGTGCTTTCATGGTGAAAACGTTAGGGTATGTCTCTATATCGTAGACGACATCACCCGGCGTCACACCGAATATAAAATCAGGTGTCATAAGCTTTAACCTTAATGAAAGGCCCCCCGTTGCCAGGGGGCCGGTTAATCAGAACGAGGGGGATGCCCCCGGTGGCACGAGGAGGCCAGCATCAATCATCTGATTGGCGGTCCATCCCTGTGCTACGTACTGCTCGTAGGTGCCCTGCGCGGCGTCAGTCATCTGATGCACTGGCGCTGTAGGAGGGGGAGGAGGCGCTGGCGCTGCCATGGGTGCGGGAGGCGCTGGCGCATCGGCAGGCACACTGGTATCAGCAAACATCTGCTCTACCGTAGGCTTACCATCAAGGCGGCCTACCGGTCCCACGACGCCAGCGACTTTCACTCCATTAATCGCAGCGGTCACCCCATTATCAATAGCGAATATGCTCGCATGGACCCACGCCATTCCACCCGCGAATACATCACTGCGGTTAAGGACGGGGATGCCGCCTTTGTCCACGACAACCGGTTGAGAGGTGTCCTTGGCGTTAGCGGTGAACACTGTCCACCCGGCGAACCGGGGGTCATAGCTATTATTGTCCTTACGGTCGTCGTAGGGGGACAAGCAATACACGTTTTTGTTAGGATCAGACGGGGATTTATTAGCCCATGACTGGTCAATGTCCGTTTGCAATATCGCTATTTGAGGATCCCCCGGGGGCAGCATTATGTCAATGCTGTACCGCTTAGGATACTTCGGATTACTGGTGTGAGGCTCGAATAAATGGGGGTACGAGATTACGCCATAAACTAAATGTTGTGCCATGGTGATTAACTCCTAATTTTAAAGAAAACTTACTTCGGGTTCGACAGCATCCATAAACATGACTGATGGATCTTGCGTCTCCCGCGGTACTTGGACAGGACGTTGGGCCCCTGCTTTGAAAACGATCAACTCCTCTTTCATTTTTTTAATCTGTGTTTCGGTCAGCCCTTCACGTTTGAGCGCTTGAGCTGGCGATATTAGTTTGGATGGGAAAATCTGACTCTTGAGAAACCGTCGAGAGCGCAGGGCTTTTTCTACTTCATCATCCTCCATAGCCCAGACCTGAGATCCTCGACCCTCTCCCATGTCCCATCCTGGGACATCATCGCCACGTACCAGTCGCAGCTCAATTTCAACTTGAATCTTTTCGTAGATCTTCTCCACCGCTTGCTTTGTATCGGCAAGCCGTCCCAGCTGTTCGCCAGGCATTTCACTGAGAGTTGCCACCGCTGTTTCTAGCGATGAGAACAACTCCATATCGGTCTCTTTCATGGTTGCTATTCCTTTGGATAATGATTGAACCAACGCGTCACAGTTGGTTTTATGACTGCACCAGTGGCAGTGTCCTTTACCTAACTTGTCATCGGGTATCAGGGGAGCATTGGGGTCATCCGTTGCCGCTGCTGCTGCTACCAGCCCTCGCTCAACTTCGATCAGATCCGATGAGTAGATAAACTCGTACCGAACCGGTGTGCGGGTTTTAGGCTGAACAATAGTGATCCTGCCACCAATCCGGTCATCGAATGCCGCCACATTAACTTTACCGATCAGATACGATTGAAGCTGTGAGTTGCCGCTGACGTTTACCCACATCCTCCCGTCTTTATAATCGATGACTTCAATGAACATCACCTTACCATCAACGGTGACGGTGACTGTTATATCAACCGTACCCCACCAGTCGTCTCTGCCCGCACGCTGCCCCGGGTTGGACAAGCTCTCCGACTCGATGGCGATGACTGCATCATCACCGAACTCATGCTTCAGCTCATCGACACGACGAACCAGGTAGTCAAGACACATCTGAACTCTTATCGCACGGTCCTTGTCGACGAACCATCCCATCGGTGCGTCTTCATGACCTTCACCGATGACCTGAGACTCGTATGCGTCAGCACGTACACTGTTTTGCAAACATAGTTCCAGCAGCAGATGAGACCCGGTACCGTCTATGGCAGCAGCCCCCGCTACATCTGGGTAGGCGGCCTCCTCTCTCACTGACCCGGGGCAGTTAGGCCATCGGTGATTCGATGGACCAAGGCGTGCGTGAGCACTCATGCGCCAGGTAACGCTTGGATATTCTCAAGGAATGAATTGTAGTCACTGGGAGACATGTCACTCACACCGGCCACGCCTGCGATTTTAAACGCTGCGTCAATGGGTCCGCGATCACTCCCCAACCGCTTGAACTCTACCACTAGCGCGGCGTTGAACTCTTCCATGGACAACGGAGCTGAAGGGGGCACCGGCGCTACATGGGGTGGTGCCTCTACAGCAGGTGGTTCGATTGGTGCCGCAGGTGGTTCGATGGATTCGATTACTGCTTCTACTATTGGTATTGCCATGGGTTCCATGTGGTTGGCGATAGCTTCGAGAGCTGTGGCGATTCTTTCAAGAGTTTTTTCAATCATTGAGATATAGTCCTTCGTGTGCTGCTTGTTGTGCAGTCGTGGGTTCGATGGTGATTCGACCATCAGCGAATGCCCGCATGAGTTCGCGGAGCATTTGGGGACGCGTTCTACCGATAATAGAACACTGGTAGTCAAAGCCTTCCCAGTCCTCGGCGTATCCTCGGAAAGCGATGGTCATGTCGCACGGTGTTACCATTTTAATCTCCTGTTGTCGGGGAGCAAATTGTATCAACTGATGTACAACAATACAACTACTACTTCACAACTTTTAGCGGCAAATGTTCCTTAGCTTGCTTCAATTGTTTCTTATAGGTGTCGTATAGTTCCGCTGACCCCATTTTTTCGTATCGTTCAGGGCACCGGAGGACCCACACCCTTGCTTCGGCTTTGGATTTATACGCTCTCATCGGTCGCACACTAGACATGGTTTTCAATGCTTTCGATATTTTAATGGGAGTCATCCACGCCATCTCCGCAATGATTGAGTCCGAGTGGGTGAACGCGGATGCCTTGATCGCCTCTACCATATCGGACACGGTCAACAGGTCACTGTGAAACGCGGATATGCGACGGCGGATGAAGGTCTCCAGGGTCAACACTACGGGACTCTTGGACGCATCGGTAATTTCACGCAAGAAGGTGGTCATGGGGGGAGCCGTACCGGGTTTGAAATCACTGATGTCCACTTCGTTAAGCAGATACCATATACACGCATCCTGCCCGCCTTGATCGTTCATCCAACTCCACCGGTCGTCCCAGTATTGAGACCATATCGGTAGCATGTCCCCTTCACCGCCGTCGTCACGAACTATTAGATGGGTCCACATAGCATAGATCCGCCTGCTGGCACCATCGAGTCGGAGTGGTGTCGGACTGTTAGTTGTCATTGTTAGGTTAACGATGTTGCTAATTTTGAATGGTGTCAGTCCTTTGGGATTAACTCGCAGGGTGTTCGGGGGTGCCGCCGCCAGAGGCTTAATTTTAGCGCTTACTGCCATCGCCTCACGATGGTCGAACAGCTCCGCTTCATTGATGTGTAGGTACTTACAGTTGACCAGGTGGTCGTGAAAGCTACCGATCAACTCATCGCCGCTGATCACCGCACAGTAATCACCCATGTACTCGATCAGAGGGTGCAGTAAGTAATCTTTACCGGTACCTTCCGCGCCTCCCAGGAGGAGCATGTGGTTTATCTTCTTCTCAGGGTGGCGCATGGTGTAGGCCATCCACTTCAGCATGTGATCACGGTGTTCAGCCCATCCCATCTGGTCCCAATGGTCCAGCCACCTGGACACATCACCTGGCACCCCTGGCCGGTGGGTTGGTGTCTCGTAGGTGTTACCGTAAAGCACCCCTTCGCGTTCAAATATGAGCGGCATTTTAGGGGCGAAGTCTAGCTTAATTACTTTCGGTACCAAGCCGTTTTGCAATGCATTGATCCTCGCCTCGGCGTCCTTGTCCATGAACGCATCTTGAAAGTTGGCGGGAGAATAGAACACGTTGGTCTTACGGTCGTAGAACTTCCCTTGTTGGTGAACATAGACAAAACTAGAGCAGAACGATGGATCCTCATTGCGGCCACCATACCATTCAACTTTCAGCTCTTTAAGGATGGTCGATAGATCCTTTTTACTCCACCTCATGGCATCGCACATCATCTTGTGCCACTGGTTCTGGTCGATCGCAGACTCACCATCGATCACCTTCAACACCGTCGCCGCGTGTGCCCGTGCTTCATCAGAGCTGGGGTTCATGGTTATCAGTGACGAGATCATGCCGTTGATGGTGTCCGATACGCTCGGTGTCGATGGTGGGGGGTTATTGATGGCGCTACCGGCGGGCGCAGTAACAGGAGGGGCGGTCGGAGGCGCTCCCATCTGCTTTGCTATCAGTGCCAGCTGCCATTGCTTCATGCTCATGCTGAAACCGGCTTGCTGGTCGTCTAACCACCGGACCAGATCTCCCTGGTTACGGTTCTCGCAACTACCGTGATGGCACTTGAAACCAATAGTGCCGTCCTTATTTGTGAATATGGCGGCACCGTCATCGGCTCCACCGGTGTGGTCATCGATCCACGGACACTCTACCTCGAACCTGCCTTCAGATCGGACCGCCTTGACCGTCAGGATGTCAGGGATCTGCAGTAGCGGGTGATCAGGAATATCCCCTGCACCATCAATGCGAGCTTCTTTGCGTGGCTTGTCCAGGTCGACATGGAACGGTGCCGCTAGTTGTGCCATCGATGTCCGGCGGTCTGGCTCCCATGTTGTTATCTGACAATCGTATGGACGATCGTCAACCAGCTTGGCCTGCTTGGTGTTGACCCCATCAGGTAACCGAACGTACCGGGTAACGCCTTTCATTCCCGGATCCTTACCCGCAGGCGCCAGACCGTTGGCCACCAGACCGTCGAGCAGGTTCTCCACCTTGCCCCGGTCGTGACAGGGTTCGTCGAGTATGTAACCCCATTGCTCTGACCCGGTAGAGGTCACCATCACCCACGATGGAGGGGGCATCAAGTTCACCGCGTCCATGCTGAGCTTCTCAACTACGTCATCGAGCACTATGCACCGGGTCCGCAGAAACAACGCCTTACGTCGTCTGGCGGTCCCCTTCTCATCCGGCTCGAATATCGAGATGGTGAAATACTGGTTCGATGGCTCAGGGTTGAACTTGTACCGAGAGTACCAGTCACCGCGCCATGCGATCAGATGACGATCGGGTGGTATGTTGGATGGATCTTCGACGAAGTCGGTCACATGAACGTATGGAAGGTCTTCACCGAAAATTGCGGACAGGAATGACTCATTATGTATCATGTGGTACTATACGCTCCGAGCTGTGGTGGCTTTTTCATGGTGGTACTCCGAGCCCGACCCTCACAAGGGGTCGGGTTTTTTATTGGGGGTAATCATTATGGATCTCATCAACTCCGCAAAACTCGCGCAGCAGATTAGTATACACCCTATGCCCGGCGGGATTACTGAAGGCGAGCACCCATCGGTTGTTGTCGTCATCGGATATCACCCTTGAGAACGTACCGATAACCTCCCGGCTCTCATCCAGGGTACTGAGTTCATAGCACGCGTTACTGTCGCAGCAGTACATGACCTCAATATTGATCGGTGACAGTGCCGCGAAGATCCCCCGGAGATCGTTGAGGTGTGAGCCTGCAGTGAATGATCGGGTGGATATCGTAATCATAGTGGTGTCTCCTATTTGCGCTTGTTGGTTACGTCATTTGCAATATGTACGCGGTCGCCGATGGTTGCGCCTTCACCGATGGTTGCGTTATCCCCGACGTAAATAAGCTGGCGAGCCGTTAATGGAGGCATATCGTCTGGCACAACGGAAGGCCAGCCGTCCTGCTCCCATGTTGAAGTATCGAACTTGGTGCCTTTCTGTTCTGGAAAATTTAGTTTTAGCATGGTGGTGTCTCCTATTTGTATTTAAGGCCGTGCAGGTCTGCCAGCGCTTTGGCCGACTGCATCAATGCCATAGTAGCTCTGCGGTCTTCTTGGTGGTTGCTCCAGTGATTCAAGGCATCTTGAAGACAGAACCACCGGCAGCCTGCGCCAATGTAGGCTATGCCGTCCAAGTCGCACAGGGTTTTGCGGTAGCCGTCAGCATGACCAATATCAGCTATATAGATTGCCCAGTCACCGATGGTTGCGAAGTCACCGATTCTCACCGATCTACCGATGACTGCACAGTCATCGATGGTTGCGCGGGTACCGACGATTGCATGATACCCAATAGTTGTCTCTCTGCCGATGGTTGCAAAGTGACCAATAGTTGCAAAGTCACCAATAGTTGTCTCTCTGCCGATGGTTACAAAGTCACCAATAGTTGCGTAACCCCCGATAGTTGCATTGTCACCAATGCATACGTCGTCACCGATGGCTGCATGACTGTCAATGTATACGCCGTCACCAATGGCTGCGCGGGCACCAATGGCTGCATCGTCACCAATGCTCACCGACTCCCCCACGATGACATAATTGACAGCCGTTAATGGGTACATACCTTCAGGCACAACGGAGAATTTGCCATAGCGCTCCCATGTTGAAGTGTCGTACTTGGTGCCTTTCTGTTCTGGGTGGTTTAGTTTTAACATGGTGGTATCTCCTATGGTTGTGCAACTTTATTCGTTAACTTATACTTCACGGTTTGGTCAGCCATAAATTGACTCCTGTTTTTACATGAAAGTGGCACCGCAAGCTACGACGGCGAGTACAACCAGGTATATAGTTGTGCGGCGCTCTTTCGCGATGTGGGTGCTCATCCGCTGATTCGCTTCCTCAGTGTTGCGGCGGTGGTACTTAACCATTCTTTCCTTCAGGTAGATGTCAGCTCTCAAGTCGATGCAGGTGGTTTGAAGTTTGGTCTTCTCATCCTGCAGCTGCCTGATTTCCTGTCGTAACATTAATGTGGTCTTATTCATGGTGGATCTCCAGATATTCGTTCTTCATTGAGGCAAGGGCTTCGACTGCCATCGGTTGTGGCTCTTCACCGGGGATTAAATGACACGGCCACACCCCCTGCTGCTGCATAAGAACTATGAATTGTGTGATGATTACTCCGGCTTCGTTCATGGTTGCTGCTCCTTGGCGCGCCATTCCTCCAGCGCGAGGATTATTGCCGATTCTTTATCGGCTAGCTGTATATAAATGTTGCGCCTGTGATTGTGTTTTAAAATCACATCATCAACATCACTTGCTTCTGGGGTATTTGTCAGTAACGTCGTGTTGTAGTGTCTGCTATATTCATGGATGAAGTGATCTGCTAGATGCAAAAGAGACCTTAAATCATTGTGGTCGCTTTCCAGATCGGCCGCTGTCTTTTTTCTATGATGCATGGTGGGCCCTTCCAGTTTGTTAGTCGTCTCGTGCAATTCGTCCATATTAATTATCGGCATTTGGTCGATCTCCAATTAATGCGGTGAAACCTGGCGAGGATCGCCGTGGCCGCTGTGTGAAACAATGGCGCCTTTGTGGTGCTCGAAGCCGGCGCAGCGGTCGAACAGCTCTGCGTTAGTCTCGGTTTTAACCTTTAGCACCGTATGGAGAACCATGCACATGCTCGCCATTTCAGCTTGGTGCGCCTCTATGGCCATGACATGCTCTTCTTCCTGCTTTTTAGCAGCGTAGGCTAGCGCCCTGGCTGTTGCCTTACCGCCGCCGCCGAATGGAACCGAGACGCCAAACCCTATAACCGATCCCATGCCTTCATCGTGGCCGCCGTTTATGGTGAAAACTGGCGTCGCACGGCACACGCCGTTTATGCAATTGGTCGCTGTTCTTGGGGTAGGCGGAGCCACTCGATCCTTAAACGATACCGATGACCGGTGGTCGTTTACCACCGATGCGTTCCCGCCTGTGGCTGTCTGAGCCATTGATTGCCGTTGTGCCTGGCCTTGTGCAGCTAAAGCAGCAGCATAGCTAGAAGACGAAGATTGTGGCGTGTCGTACTCTGCCATTGCGCTACCGGTGAACATGGCTAGAACTATTAAAGTTGCGTTTTTCATTGGTGGTTCTCCTGGGTTATCCAAAGGCGCGGGCGATTCCCGCACCTAGACAGAAAAAAATTGTAGCGTTTATGATGTGGGCAGTGACCCTGCTATCCTCCATCTTGGTGAGCCATGCGACTCGGTTTTCTAACATCTTCACGTACTGTTCGAGTGTATCCATGTCATCCATTGTTATGTCTCCAATCTCACAAGGCATCCAAGAAGAACAACCAAAAACAGCTCTGGTTTGTCCCTGTGCCAGTTTATGAGTGTGTTAAGGCTAACGCCTGTAATCTTACTAACTTGCGTGAGGTTCTTAAGCCCCACGCTTTTTGCTTGTTGTGATGGGGTCATTCTTATGACGATAATGCGTTATTGATAACATCAGCTTCCCAAAACAATCCAGATGTAAGTCTAAACTGCCCACCAACAGGGTCAATTCTTACTGCCTTTGCTTTTTTGAAAACTGCTAAAACTTTTTCTGATTCTTCGTAGGTTTTGTCAAACTGATCCATCACAGAGCTGATAAAGGATTCTTCTGCGTTTACGATTCTGGTTGCCATCTGTTTAGTGCCATTCATTTCGTTTTTCTCCAGTGTTGATGTGATCATTATAACCAACTATTTAAACAAAGCAAGAGTTATTTGAAATTATTTAAAATAAATCATCCACCCCGGTACTCCCGTTCGTCGGTTAACGCCGCCTCAAGCGACTGGTGCAGGTGCTTGGCATCGGGTATCGACATCGTGCGGGTATCGCCTTCACCGGTAGTGACAATGACTACCATGTGACTGAGCTGCATGTCGATCGACTCATACAGGTGCTGAGCCTGGTTGATGGATAGCTCGCGGATATCACCGGGTCCCAGGTACAGGACGATCACTGATGGGCGAGCTGCGCTTGTGCTGCGTTCAAATATTGCTGTTTTCATTGCATCACCAATAGTGCCGTGACTATGCCAGCGGCGAAAAATAGACAGTAACTTAAAGCGTTATCCATGACCCCGCGGTCTTTTTTCACCTCGTCTAGCATGGCGAGCAGTTCACAGGCGTGGTCGTGGTTCGATTGGCACAGCTCTTTGAGCTTGGCGTTCTCTTTTAATAGCTGTTCGTTATCCATTAACCTCCTCCTCCCATTCGTAGGGTTGTACCGGCTTGTGACCGCACTCAGGGCATTCATCGGCGATATCACCGGTGGATGTGTCGTCGCCGTCCCAGTCAACTGCCCAGTCGTACGCACAGGCGCTGCATTGATAGTAGCTAGTGATAACGTTCATTCGAGTAATCCTTTGATGTGGTTATACCGGGTGACTGCATTGGATACTTCAGCTAAGTACATCTTGCGTTTGCTTTCGCTTTGAGTGTTGATCATCCGGTCGGTTACCTCGGCGATCTCGATCTGTATTGCACTTAGCGCGATGAGCATTAAGGATCTGTCTGGCTTCATGGTTGTTTCCCTCAGTTTCTTAACGGTCCGGCGTGGCCGGGGGCTTTTATTATAGCTGGTAGTGTACCTACACTTTATACATACCGTGGAGTTAATCAATACCGCTGGACGGGTGGGGGCATTCTTCAAGCAAGAGGGGCTGTAGTCTCCATCACACCGGGTGTTGACGCTCCGGTCGTTGTTGATGGAGAGGACTTGCCGCATACCGTAGATGTCACCGACCTTCATGACATACTCTTTAATATAAGACCTAGTTGGTGGGTCCCTTTGGTTACCCTGGCTTCGGTGAGGATACCGTTCTTAACCGCGTTCTTAACGTCAGCGACCTGCAGGACTGCACGAGCTGCGCTGATGTTGCGGCGGGCCCAGTAGTTGTCAGCTTCTTTGAATGCGACCTCGATTGCGGCTTCAAGGTGGGCGAACAGTTTGCTCTGGGGGTCGATTTTATAAAAAAACATGCTGAATCTCCTGGTGTGAATGTGGTGTTACACAAGTGTACAACACCTTATCGAAATATGTCCAATTTTTTCTTTTTTGTGCTGAGAAATGTTGTGACGGTTCGTGATTTTGTGACGGCTGGTGGTGTAACAACTTGAGACAATTGTTATGTTGTGCAAATGTACAACAAATAAAGGCGAACGTAAACCACCAAGGACACAGTTTCTGAATGTTACCGTAGATCAACGACTTAGGAGCGAAAAAAAAATGCTTCGTACTGTGTCCTTGGTGGTTTTCAAAATTGTGGATAACTCACTCTAACCCTTACTGGGCTTGACTTAGAGGCACTGTGTTTATTTGTGACGTTTTGCCGAAAAAACCTCTGTAACCCAATACCAGTATACCTATTAGAAGATTCGCGTGGATTTAGGGGTCTGAAAAATTGGTTCGGGAGTTTTTCGCACTAGTGAAAAAAACCTTGAATGTAATCGGAAAACGCAAAAACCGCCAAGGAAACACGGATAAACACAACATGAATGAACACAACATGAATGAACACAGTCTCTTCCCAACCGGTCAAATAGGGGGTGTTTTCAACCCGGTAAAAAGGGCCGTGGTACACTGTTTTTCATTTCGGTTGATGACTATGCGAAAAATAAAGGTTGACGGATTGCCCGCGATGAATGACAGAGAACTCTCGTTCGTCATTGAGTACACCAAGGACTTCAACCCCGGTAGAGCTGCCGAGCGAGTTGGATTCGGTAATGCCATTGCGATACGGCTGTTGGAGCGAGACAATGTTAAGGAAGCGATCGAGAAGATCCTGCTGCGTCGTCTGGCAAGCTCTGACATCGACGCTGAGTGGATACTGCTTGAACTGGCCGACAACCACCTACTGGCTCGACAGGCGGGTGACCTGGGAGTCAGCACACGCGTTCTGTCGGAGATGAACAAGCACAAGCTGGTTGATGGACTGGCATCAGCTAAACACGATGTCAACATGCTGACCCCCGATGATGCGGCAGCGCGGATACAACGCGGTCGAGCCAGGCTGTCCTCACCCGGTGACGATGATGAGGTGTCGTTTCTATGACTACCGATGCGCTCGGGGTTGAGATCTCTCTGCTGGACGCTATGGGGGACTTCTACGGTGACCCCTATGGTTGGGTCATGTTCGCCTTCGATTGGGGCGTGGACGAGCTGTCAGGGCAGGCAGGACCCGATGAATGGCAAAAAGAGTTCCTGATTGAGTGGGGACATGAGATCCGGGACAGGGGGTTCGACGGCTTTACTCCTACGGTACCTATCCGATTTGCCACTGCTTCAGGACATGGCACCGGGAAAGCAGAAAGGTTGTGTCAAGACGCAAAACGTGTAATAGTTTCCGCCTCAAACAACCAAGAGGCGATAGGTATGGAAGATATTAAATGGGGCGATTTGAAGGTCGGAGATTATGTGTTCGGTAAGGATGGGACACCCACGCGAATCACCGGAACTCGCGGATGCAGGAAGCAGTTCTACAAGGTGACATTCGATGACGGCAGTTCCACCGATGTCGCCGGTGAGCATGAGTGGGCAGTCAAGGGCCGACAGGAACGGCGTAAGGGCATCGACAAGTGGCGCGTCATGGAGACGCAGGAGCTATTGGAGGCGGGGGTCAAGCGTCCCAATGGTAAAGCGATGGCGCGGCAATGGGAGATTCCCACATGCGACCCAGTGCAGTTTGCGTACAACGGCATGCATTACGATGCGTATCGTGTTGGTGTGTGGTTGGGGGATGGATCAAGCATATCAGGTGTCATCGGTTCATCACGGCCTGAGATATGGGGGAGAATGAAATACCACCCCAACACGGAAACTAACCTTTTTTTGGAGACGGGGTTCGCAAGCGCCACCCTCCCCGGCCTGTATACCGCGCTCAAGGACTGCGGCATGGCTCCTGTCACCTGTGACACCAAGTTCATTGCGGATGTGTACAAATACAACTCAGAGGCTGTGAGACGTGATCTGGTGGCCGGTATGCTCGACACTGATGGTGAGGTCACTAAAGCCGGTAGCATCGGTTATAGCAGCACCTCCAAGCACCTGGTAGAGGATTTGATCTGGATGGTGCGCTCGCTCGGTGGCAAGGCGATGATGTGCCCTACACCGAAGAAAACGTTCTACGTTAAGGACGGTGTGCGATCTGAACCCATGAAAGATTGTCACCGCTGTACCATCAACTTTGGCGGCACATGGAACCCCTTCACCCATACATATAAGCGGAAGATGCTCGGCGACAAGGTAGAGTCGCGCTATACTAAGCGGTGGATAGACTCCATTGAGCCAATCGGTATGAAATACGGCATGTGCATTGAGGTGGCAGCAGCCGATCATCTGTATCTGGCTAACGACTTCATCGTCACTCATAACAGCGCCCTAAGCTCGTGGATCGCACTATTCATCATGAGCACACGACCCCGGTCGAAGGGTGTGGTCACCGCGAACACCGGGGAGCAGCTGAAAACTAAAACGTGGTCTGAGCTGGCAAAATGGCATCGCCGATGCATCACTGGCCACTGGTTCGAGTGGACCGCTACCAGCCTGGCTCACAAGGGACTGCCTGCGGAGTGGCGGGTGGATGCTCAAACGTGTAGAGAAGAGAACTCAGAGGCATTTGCAGGCTTGCACGCAGCAGAGTCTACGCCGTGGTTCCTGTTCGATGAGGCATCGGCTGTGCCGGATGTCATCTACGAGGTGGCGCGTGGTGGCCAGACTGATGGGGAGCCAATGCATTTCCTCTTCGGTAACCCTACTCGAAAGAGTGGCGAGTTCCATGATGCGTTCTACCGCAACAGCAACCGGTGGGTCACTCGCCAGATAGACAGCCGTACATGCAAGATGACCAACAAGAACTTGATTCAGGAATGGGCCGAGGACTACGGTGAAGATTCTGATTTCTTCAAGGTACGTGTACGTGGTCAGTTCCCCAGTGCGTCGGAGATGCAGTACATACCAGGCGATGCCATCAAGGAAGCGATGGAGAGGGGTCCAGGACACTATCTAGGCGATGACCCACTGGTATGTGGGGTTGACCTTGCGCGTGGCGGTGATGACGACTGTATGATCGTTTTCAGGCGTGGCCATGATGCTAAGTCTGACCAGACGTATCGCATCAGCGGTGAGACCTCTCGTGACTCGATGAACGTGGTGGCCAAGATTACGATGCTGCTGGACCGGCACAAACCCAATGTAACGTTCCTCGACGTGGGGGCGATGGGCGGTCCCATTGGGGATCGGCTGAGGCAGCTGGGATATCACTGCGTTGATGTGGGATTCGGGTGGAAGGCGGACGATGAGAAGAAGTTCGCAGATAAAGCATCTGAAATGGCGTTTCGATTCAGAACATGGATCCTCAATGGCGGCGCTCTCGTGGATGATGAGATGCTGGAGAGAGAGCTAATCAACAGGGATTATCTGTTCGACAAGCGCACGCGGTTGAAGATTGAGCCAAAGGATATGGTCAAGAAACGCATTGGCAAGTCACCCGACTGGTATGACGCGTTAGCATTAACGTTCGCGTATGAGGTGCCTAAACTGGAGGTGCAGCGAGGACATCTGGATGCGATACCTGGTAACAGAGATATCAGTGAAAAGGACTATAACCCGTTGGATGCGATGGATCTGTTACAATAACGCATTTATACGTAAGAGGGTGATCATATGTGTGGTAGTAAAAAGAAAGCACCTAAGCCGCCTCCACCTCCACCAGAGGCTCCCAGGCTGCCGGATGAGGCAGCAGGGCAGGGCGGCGGCGATTTAGACAGGAAGCGCAAGCGTGCGGCATCCGGTGGTAGCGAGCGCAGCACTATCCTGACCAGCTCGCGTGGTGTGACTAACGCTGGTGCAACCGCCACGAAAAACCTTCTGGGCGAATAGTGTCCACGGGTAGCGCGGTGCTAGATGTGACCCAGTATGTGAGGGTCAACGTGGATCTGAACCCGCTGCTGTTGCAGGCGCATCGTGATAGTGTGCGTATCGTGTTCAACGATACTAAGCCTGCGCTATCTAACACAGCGTTTCACATCCTCAACGGAAGTGACCCGATATTTCATGTGCCGTCGTTGGATGTGAACGTTTGGGTGCTGGCGATGACTGACACAGCATCCCTATCGGTAACTGAGTTTGGTGCCAGTACGGATAACCCGATTGACACGATTGAAGAGTTTGCTGCAGCAATGAATTCACAGCTGTCTCGGTTGTGGATCGACCAACTAGCGGTCATCGATGAGCTGCGATTGCTCAATTTACGATTTGAAGTGGCGTTCGAGACGACGGTAACGGGAGCGGATACATGAGCGGATTGACTAACCTGGTGGACGCGCTGACACAACGCGGATCGCGAGTTAACACTCGAAACCAGCTAGAGGTGGCGGCAAGCAGTGAGCCGCAAGGCGTTGTTGAGGCGCTACTGGGTGGGGCGTTTCTCGCTACGACAGGCACGGTGAGTCTAACTGGCTCTGGGTACTCCCATATTATTTACATTAAGAACAATGAGGAAGTTCAATGGGTTATTGATGTGCTTTCTGGCACGTTCGGTGCCACGTTCGGTATAGGGGATTTGTTGATGCAGTTCACAATAAACCCGACCGGCGGCACACTGATTACCGCTGGGACCGACTTCACCCCTGCCAATCTCAACTTCGGTAGTTCTAAGAAGCTGACGGGGGATTTCAAGATTGGCTCAACGGGTAGCACGGTGTCTGGTGGGACCTCTGCTGCACCAGCACTGATCCCTGAAGGAGTCACGCTGAGGGAATTCCCCGGTAGGCCAATAGTTCTGGCTCCTGGATCGTCCTTCTCGATGGGGATTAAACCGGGTGCCGACAATATCAGCATGAATGTTCAAATACAGGTGCCAATTCACAGGGAGTTAACCTGATGCAGATTACTGGTGCGGACGGATTAATCGCAGATGTTGATCCCACAAACAGGTTGATGACCCACGCGGTGAGTCAGAACCTGGAGGAAACGCTTCTGTTCGCGGGGCTGCTGTCATCGGTGTTCATGCAAGTGACCCCAGCAGCAGCAGATGATTATTTCTTTTACATCAAGAACACCGGCACAACTGACATCGGGTTTAACCATTTCAAACTGTCATCATCTGTGCCGACTAAACTCATGATTGAGAGCGTCACTGGTGACCCGGTTTATGTGACGGGGACCGATGCAGAAGTCACCAACTTAAACATGAGCAGCCCGCTGTCCCCCACGATGGAGGCCAAGTTCGACACTGACATCACGGGACTTACTAAACTAGGTCACCTTGGATTCGCGGAGGCAGCAGTGGCCGACACTGAGTACCTTGTCTCGGTGGTAGGAGGGATCATCATTCCACAAGGGGATGCGGTCGCATTCAAGCGCGTAGCAGGCACAGGACTGATCACTCTTGATGTCACGCTGGGGGTACTCTCTCTTTGAGCATTAACGCTAGCCTGGTGGGTAAGCTCAACGATATTCGAGTGAATGTCACTCCGTTTGGGCAGCTTGTGGTTGCACCTCTAGAGTACAGTTCTCCCATCACGATGGCGATGGATACCATAGGTGTCGCGTTTAACTTCATGGCACCAGTGAGTGATCACTTCATTGTGGTCACCGATATCATCGTCAGCGCTGACAAGGATGTAAGCAATACCACCCCGGCAGATGTGGACATCTTCACAGCTGACGCACATGACAGTGTGACGCCTATTAACGAGATACTGCGACCTCAGCTGACCAGGGCGTCTAACTTTTCACTAACGGGGTTAAACCTGAAGATCGACCCCGGTGTGTGGATTAACGCAACCACCACTGACACGATTGTTCTATTAACTGTGATGTTTTATCGGGTGAGAAATGGCTAATATATCTAGTTACCGGAAACGATTTAAAGCGATGGAGAGTGAACGCTCATCGTTTATTCCCGTGTACCAGGAGTTATCCGATTATCATCTGGCGCATCGTGGACGGTTCTTAACATCGGACCGCAACAAAGGCCATCAGCGCAACACCAAGCAGATCAATAACACTAGCCGGTTGGCGGTGCGTACCTTGGCGTCGGGGATGATGGCCGGGATCACGTCACCAGCTCGACCATGGTTCAGGTTGTCATCCGGTGATAGCGATCTCGATGAGAACACAGCAGTCAAAAAATGGCTGCATCAGGTGCAGATGATCATGTACAAGGTGTTCAGCTCATCGAATACATACAACTCCCTGCACACGCTATACGGTGAGTTAGGGGTATTCGGCACCGCTTCGATGGGTGTGTTCGAGGATTTCGAGAACGTTATCTGGTGCCGACCATATACTGTTGGCGGGTATGTGTTGGCCGCTGATGGCAAGAATCAGATCGATTCGTTTTATCGTGAGTACGACATCACAGTGGCTCAGTGTGTAAAGCAGTTCGGGATTGACAACTGCAGTACCGCAGTACAGCACATGTGGGAGTCAGGCAACACCGAGGCATGGGTGACTGTGGTTCATGGTGTCGAACCTAACGATGATCGAGACCAGATCAGTCCACTAGCGAAGGACAAGCGGTTCAGGTCGGTCTACTACGAGAACAGCAGGCAGGCCAAGAAGAATGGCGATAGCGGGTTCTTGCGTGAGTCCGGGTTTGATGACTTCCCCATACTATCCCCACGGTGGGATGTGACAGCAGAAGATATCTATGCCACGGATTGCCCCGGCATGATTGCGCTGGGAGATGTTAAGGCGTTGCAACTGGCGGAGAAGCGGAAGTACCAGGCGATCGATAAGCTGGTGTCACCTCCACTACAAGGACCTTCATCACTCAAGACCAAGATGGGGGGTGCTCAGGCCAGAGCAGGGGATATCGTCTGGACCGATGACCCTGGTGCAACCCTATCCTCTATCTACGGTAACTACCGACCTGAGATCGGCGTTATCAAGGAGGAGATCCGTGACGCGGAGGGGCGCATCAGCAAGGCGTTCTACGAGGATCTGTTCTTGATGTTGTCGAACAGTGATCGTCGTCAGATCACAGCACGAGAGGTCGCAGAGAAACACGAAGAGAAGTTGTTGATGCTTGGTCCGGTGCTTGAGCGGTTACACACCGAGTTACTGGATGGGTTGATCGACCGTACGTATAACATTCTTGAGAAGAACGGGGTGTTACCTGAACCACCTGAAGCGCTGCAGGGCACTGATATGGATGTTGAATACGTGTCGGTATTGGCACAAGCGCAGCGTTTGGTTGCTACCGGTAATCTGGAGAGACTCACCGGGTTCGCTGGTCAGGTCGCACAGATATGGCCGGATGCGCGCCATAAAATTGACGCACTACAAGCGGTCGATGATTTCGCTGATGCTCTGGGAGTCGATCCTAAAGTGGTACGCGGTGATGAAGAGGTCCAACAGATCCAGCAACAGGAAGCTCAGGCAGCGGCACAAGCTCAGGCAGCTGAGGAAAACCAGCAGATGGCAGCTACCGCAAAGGATGCTTCGGAGATAAACACGCAAGGCGAGAACGGACTCACTGCGATGATGCGTAACGCGGGGTTAGCATGAGCGAGGTAACCGTAGATAGAGCTTCACAACTGTTAATGATGAAACAGCAGTTGAGCACGCGCGGTGGCAGGGATTTTGTCTGGCACTGTCTGACTCATACTAGATTGTTTTATAATACTTTTACTGCCGACGCCAATATGCACTCATACAACGCTGGCAAGAGAAGCCACGGCCTATGGCTTGAGTTAGAACTGAAAGAGGCATCACCAGGAGACTACCTGAAAATGATCACGGAGAATTACAATGGATAACGATGTAGCAGTTGCACCCGCTGAGGGTGAAGAATTACCTAACGAACAGGTGAACACTCCTGTCGTTGAAGGAACTGGTGAGGGTGAAACTACTCTTACGAGTGAAGGAACTGGTGAGGGTGAAACTACTCTTACGAGTGAAGGAACTGGTGACGCTGGTGCTCCAGACACCTATGCTGATTTTGCTATGCCTGAAGGGGTAGAGCCAGACACGGCGATGATCGATTTGGTCAGTCCCATCTTTAAAGAGCTGGGATTGACGCAAGATCAGGCGCAGAAGTTGGTTGACTTCCAGGCGGCACAGAATAAGACAGGTGCTGAGAATCAAGTAGAAGCGTTTAACCAGATGATGACGCAATGGCAGACCGACTCTCGAAGCGACAATGAGATCGGTGGTGACAAGTTCGATGAGAACGTCGCCATCGCTCGAACTGCTGTGGACAAGTTCGGGACACCAGAGCTGAAGCAATTGCTGACTGATCACGGTGTGGGTAACCACCCTGAGATGATTCGGTTTATGTTCAGGGTAGGCAAGTTGACCCGCGAGGATGTACCCGGTGAAGGCACTAATGCCCCCGGCAACACTCCTGCGGATCGAGTGTCTATTCTCTACCCAGCGGCGAAAACCGCATAATTTTAGAGGCTAAATGAATGGCTACTTTAGGCGCAAGCTATGTCGACTTGATCGACTTATACAAGCAGCAAGATGGTAAGGGTCAGTTCGTTCAGATCATTGAGATCCTGAAAGAGATGAATCCTGTCCTCGATGATGCTATCGCGGTGGAGTGTAATAAAGGCACTACCCACCTTCATACCGTGCGAGCTGGCCTGCCCGCCGTGACATGGGGCAAGCTGTACCAGGGTATCCCGAACGACAAGGGCCGTCAATCTCAGGTCGAAGATACCACCGGGTTTGTGGAAGGGCTCAGCACCATCGATGAGCGTATCCTGGACCTGTCCACCAATGAGGGCGCTGTGCGTCTATCAGAGGCGATGGCGTATCTGGAAGCGATGAATCAGGAGGTCTCAAGTAAGATCTTCTACGGTAACACTGCCTCAGACCCTGAAGAGTTTATGGGACTAGCACCACGATTCGACGATCTCAGTGCTGCCAATGGTAATCAGATCATCGATGCCGGTGGTACTGGCTCAGATAACGCGTCGATCTGGTTCGTGGGTTGGGGCGATAATCAGACTCAACTGCTCTACCCTAAAGGCACTCAAGCTGGTGTTCAACGGGAAGACATGGGCCGTCAGCGGTTGCTCGATAGTTCCAGTAACGCTTACTACGGTAAGGAAGAGAAGTTCACCTGGCATGTTGGTCTGGCTGTGAAAGATTGGCGGTATGTATCACGCGTTGCTAATGTTGATGTGTCGGACATGCAGGCCGGTTCGGTGGCATTGTTTGATTTCATGCGTAAAGCGTACTGGAAACTGCAGAGCCGTCGTATCCCCGGTGGTAGCTTGTCTATCTACTGTAACCGCGACGTGATGGAAGCGCTTGATGCGTTGTCCACCAATGCCGGCGCCAGTGATAGCTTCATTCGCCTTAAACCAATGGAGATCCAAGGGCAGGAAGTTCTGACCTACCGTGGCATTCCAATCCGGGAAAGCGACTCACTGCTCAACACTGAGGCGCGCGTAACCTAACAGGTTGCGACTTCCTTCTAATTAATTGAGGATCATAAAATGATTTTATCAGCAGAATCAGAGTTTTCTGTTCACCAGGCAATCACTGCTACAGCAGACTCAGAAAACGTCAAAGACCTCGGCGTGCCGGGGACCCCTTACGGTGCCGTCGCACCTCTCAACCAGGACATCGGTAAAGGGACGAAAATCCCGGTGCTGTTCCAGGTGACTGAGGACTTCGCCACGTTGACCAGCTTGACGATCAGTCTAGCTACCGGCGCGACGACTGCGTTGGGCACCGTTATTAGCTCTCAGACCATTCCTGTTGCCGATCTGGTAGCAGGTAAGCAGGTCAGTCTTGACTTCCTGCCCAATGATATCTCTGAGCGGTATCTGGGTGCTCACTATACCGTGACAGGTTCTAACGCCACTGCGGGTAAGATCTCCGCCGGTATTACTATGGGCAACCAAACCAACGTCACAGGCGCGTAAGTGATTTGAGGGGGTGGTGCTGCCACCCCCTCACTCTTTTTAAGGGGATTTGAAATGCCACGATACAAGGTAATAGCGCCCGGCTACATGAACAAAACGCTGCATAAGCCGGGCAACCCTCGTCACGGATTCGTCATTACACCGAAACCATTGAAACCTGTTCCTGATTGGCTGGAGCTGGTTAAGGAAGAGACTCAGAAACAGAAATCGGCACGGGTCACCGCGTTGAAGAAGGACATCGATGAAGTTGCCGAGAACAAGAAGGATATTGATGGTGTCAGTTTCCTTGGCAATAAAAACGTAGAATCGGTG